AAGGATTTGACAAATCTACGATTTTTTTATTTAACTCAAACAACTCTTTTCCAATTATACCATTTTTTGTCTTACCAGTCAAAAGATTATCCATCACTTTTGATTTTTTGTTTTGAATGATTTTTGATGCATTATCCAGGATTTCGTCAATAGTGAATGACTTATCACTCATTTCTGGAAAGAATTTCAATAAAGTTTTTTCCCCCAAACCTTCAACCCCTTCAATATTATCTGACTTATCTCCCACCAATACCTTACAGGTTAAAACATTATAATGTGGAATCTCAACCTTGTTGAAACTTATTTTATCGCCAAACTTATAATAAGTTTTTGTAACCGGAGAATATATTGTAACAAATTTAGAAATAATTTGTGACAAATCCTTATCCGCAGAAAAGATTATAATTTCCTCATTCTTGGCAATTTGACAATAATAAGCAATCAAATCATCCGCTTCATTATCTTTCATTTCAACCTGACGAACAAATAGTTCTTCCAAATATTGCTTAACCCTGCTCTTTTGAGAAAGGTATGACTCATACTTATACTCGTTCATACTTTCTCTCCTATTTGCTTTGTATTGAGGATATAACCCTTTACGGATTGATGAGTTTGAATCACCATCCCAGAATACCACAACTTTATCGTGATTGTGATTCTCCAAAAACTTTCTAATGGTATATACGAAATAATAAACACCCCCAAGGTGATCTCCTTGACTAAAGATGTCTTTTACACCATGAAACCCAATCTTGAATAAATTGTCGCCATCAACCAATAAAGTTTTTGACATTTGATTTTTTTAATGCGTTACTAAATCTCTTTTCTTCAAAACAGTCAATCCGTTACAGTGGGCAAATCTTTCAGAGATTACCCAATCTTTATTCTCGTTAAGGAACTCTTCAATTGCCGGCCATAATCCCACATAACCTTCGTCCTCGCCATTATATTCAAACGTTTCGGTGTCGTGGAAAGCAATATATTTTCTAACCTTGCCAGCGTGTAATTCTAACTCCTTTTTAAGTTGTGGATAAACATGCCACGTATCTATAAATAAAAAGTCAGTTTCGTCTATCTCTAAATTCAAAGTGTCCGCAACAATAAAATCATAATCAATATCATTTTCTGCTGCAAGGTATTTTAACTCCTGAATGGATACACCAAACTTCTCTATTGAAACAATATCATACGAAATAAGTCTTTGGGGCATTCCCATCATAAGTGCATATGTTGAGACAACATACCTAACACCCATTTCGGTTATATGGTCACATCTTTCAGCATACTTCCGCAAAATAGGTAAAAGTTCATGTATATCGGATGGGGTTTCACACTTATTAATATATAAACTATAAAGGTCTAAACTTGCACTTTTCATATCCTTATTATTTTGCCCATTTTCCATTAGAAACAATTTGTGCTATAATGCCATACACCGACAAATCTTGTAAAGTATCTTCAATAGACTCATTTACATTATCCTCTTTGCTTAAAACTACCAGTTGTTTTAATCTTTGAATTTTATCATGAACCCTGAACCAGATTCCAGTTAAAGATAATTTCTTATCTTCATCGGTTTGTAATGAAGTTCCAACCGCAATATTACCCGGACCATAATTTGATTGTTTCATACAAAACAATTCATATTGTCTAAACATAATATCCTTAAACTCTTTAGTCATTTCAGGGTATTCCCTCTCTATTTCTTCTACTAAACTTGGATTTTTATAATTCATTTTTACAAGATTTTATTTCCTTTTTTTAAATTTTCCTCAGCCCATAAAGGTTGTAAATTAGAATAATGACATAAATTGTAAAGTTCTTCTTCTGTATTTGCAGATGATAGTGGAATAATGTGGTCTACATGCCATTTCCCCTTGTTTTCCCAGATCATACCATCTTTAAATTGCTTCTCAATATATTCCTTTAAAAATTTTGGACTACATCCTATCACATCAAAAGTTTTCTTGTTCTTAGGAATGTTATTTGTTTTCAAAAAATCATACAACCTCTTTCTCATAATTTTTTTGAGATAAAAGACTGGATCTATTTTCATTCTATATGTAATAACTTCTTTTCTTTTTTCACGCAATAATTCTTTATTCTTATGTTCGTATCTTCTTTTGTTTTCTCTAACTTTATCAGCATTTTCTTTGTTATAAGTCTTCATATAATCTTTACGGTTTTCATATGATAACTTACTTCTAACCCTATCTTTTTCTTTTACTAAATAATAGTTTTTATTTCTATAATCTTTTGATTTTGTGATAATCTTTTCCCTATTACAGGTGTAATAATCACACTTTAATTTTTTTATCTTTTCGTGATTTATTGTTCTATATTCCTTTGAATATATACTACAACATTCTTTACAGTCGCTTCTGTGCCCGTCCTTAGCGGAAGATTTTTTATGAAACTCCGCTAATTCTTTTTCTAACCCACATTTAATACATACTTTTTTATTCATTTTTAATGTGATCTATCAATAGTTTATTAACTAATGAAGACAAATTTATGCGCCTATCTCTGAAATACTCAGGTATCCACGGATCCACCGAGACGCCTATTTTAATTTTCTTTTCTTCATCAGGAACAATTCGTCTTCCCATACTATTAAATATATCAAAATTATTAAAAGTGGAAATTATTCTATTCAAATTGACATAAAATCTTCTTTTTCTTCCTTTAAGACAAAGTCACTATCAGTTCCGATTATTTTTTTCCAATATTCAGCATATTCTTTTTTATATTTTTCGATGGAAGACTTTTCCTCCGCAGCATCTTTACCAGAAAGAAACCCATGTGGCGTCACAATAATTTTTCCATCCTCAAATCCTAAACCATTTATATGGTTTTTAAGAACTGACACTTTAGTTCTGGAAGCAAACTTAACCGTTCTTTTATCTTTTGTTGCTGTAATTTTAGTAGTCCCAGCCCCTTTTTGATTTCCAAATAAAAATACTAATGATGAATTTAACCATATCGCTTCTCCGCCCTTGGCTTTAATTTTTGGCTGACCGTAGATTGTATCTGGCAACTCGACCCAGGGTTGGTTAATTATTATTAAAGTATTTTCATGTTTGGAGTCAGATTTTCTTGAACCAGAAACCCTTTGATTTATTCCCATTCCGATTTTGTCTGCCAAAGCGGCAGCGTTGTGCTGCTTTCCACCCTTTCCTTCAAATGTCATTTTACACGGGACAGAACCCACCGAGTCCCAAATAAAACACAAATCATATTCAATATCTCCTTTCTCTTGGGCATCCAATAATTCATTTATAAAGTCTGTAATTTGCTCAATATAACTGAAATTGTTATTAAATATGAAAAACCCATCCCACTCTAACTCACCTGTTTCTTTATCAACTACCTCTTCACACTCAAAGCCCATTAATTTGGCGTGTTCGAAACTCCACTTTTGTTCTGTAATAATAAACACGGGAAGAACACCCATTTTTTGAGCCGAAACCGCTGTTTTAATGGCCGCTGTTGTCTTACCAGTATCAGAGTGACCTAAGAACATATTAAGGTGTCCTATTGCCGGCCCAGGAAGTCCTACGGCATCCAAAAATTCTTCACCAAGATCAAAAAATCTTTGTGGTTTATATTTTGCCGATGTAGAAAATTTTTTCTTAATTGACCCGAAGTCATTTTTTTTAATTGCCATAATATTTTTTTTGAAAAAAGGGAGGTTTAACACCTCCCTTTGAATTTATTCTATTGTCAGTTCAGACAAAGCTGGATCCAAAATATCTTGATAAAAATCAAAATCTTCATCATTTTCATCATAATCGGTATCCAATTCAGTTTCAGCATTTCTAAAACCGTCTTTATCGCACTTTAAAATACCTGCGAATCCAGCTCCTTCTTCCCAATATTGACCTTCAGCAACTACATTAAAATCTCCTGACTTTTCCTGAAGTAACTTGGTAGCTGTTTCTACCATATTAGTTGGTGGATGCCATGCACTTTCGTATCTTAATATTAATTTGTTATCAATCAGATCGCAACCATAAATAAAAGCATATCTAGATCCAAGGGTTCTTTCATTTATATTACCAGGGCTAGCAAACATATTAAATAATTTTATGGTATGTTCCTCATAATTTTGAGATTCGTCCATTATTTTCCGAACCTCATCGTGTAACCATTTTAATGCTTCGGGTGTTGCGCTAAATGTTGTCTCATTAGAACAAAGATTTGCCATTATATTTTTTTTTAAGTTTGATAAAATTAAAAAGGAAGATCTTCACTTGGTTCCATCTCCGCTTGTGGGTCAGTATAGTTTGTTGAACCACCAAACATTTCTTCTCCGGTTGAAGAATCACCATATACATAACCACCTTTCTCGCTATCCCATCTTGGAGTTTCACCACGAGCAATAGCTTCCAAATACTCTACTGGTTTTTTTGAATAAACGTCAGTCCAAGTAAGTTCGTCGTTAATCCAAGATTTGGATTGTTCGGCATCCGTGTGGAGTGGTGCTGGGTCGTCATACATGATAGCAGAAACGTTTGTATATTCTTTACCCTTTGGTGTTTTTGATTTGGATAATTCAATAATCAAATCCCTACCTTTATCTGGATCGGTAATATCACCTTTGTTTCTCCAAATAGGAATAATTTTATCCAAAATACCTTCATTCTTGTAGTTGTGTTTAAATCTCCAAAACTTAACACCATCTTCCGGGGC